GAGCCTCGATTGTCACCCTTTACAATGCTGTCGGGGGCGAAGACGCTCATCAAGCTACTCAAACCGATCAACCACTATTGTACCATCGGGGCTTACTCGTTAGAGACGGGACTAGCCCTGCAATGTTGTTTACGCAAACGCAGAGGAAACATCTTGATCTTCAAAATCTAAGTGCATTAACAACAGGTCATATCTTTGCGGTTCTTAGTGTGACTAACGACCCTCCCGATGGAACAGCAGCACAGGGGTCGAATAGACTTTGGGAGCTAGGAACAGGAGGTAATTCACATCATCCCTTCGCACATGCAAGTACAAGTACTGTAGCTCACTCATTCGGTTCGGACACTCGCAAATCAGGCTTAGATCTGTCATCGCTTAATTTAGAAAACAAACATCTTTTGACGATAAAATCTAAAACAAATGATTGGAACATGAGGATTGATGGAGTGTCAAAACAGACTGCGTCAACAAACACTGTTGCGTTCCCTTCAGCACCTTTCATTGGATCGGACTCAAGCGTGTTCGGAGGTAAATATTCAGAAATAATTCTTTTCGATAGCGATCAAGACTCAAACATTGATGCCATTCAAAGCGATATCGCAGACTTTCATAACATAACATTATTATAAAAATGACCGATCCATTTTACATAGTATACGACAACGAAGACCAAGCACTTTTACGTAGCGAGCAGGGAGGCGCTATGAGAGGACTTAGTTGGTCGCTCAACGGAACTGGAAGCAGGTACTGGTTTGCTGTTGAAGTTGAGAGTAAAGAAGACAACCCCAGAGCAGCTATTGTATTGCCAACAACAACGGAAAACGAAATCAATGAAGAGACAGGCGAAGTTGTCAACAGCCGAGTTGTTCCTGTTGATCTCGATATTTTGACGAGTGACGATCTTATACAAATGGTTGAGCAACTTCCGAGTGACTGGGTGCATCCTCCCGAACTAGAAGAGATCGTCCAACCTGATTAATTTATATGCATTACGAAAACCAAACAGCCGAGCAGCTATATACAAAGCTTGAAGGCAACAGACATAATTATTTAGACCGAGGAAGACAATCAGCCAAACTTACTTTGCCATACATTTTAACTGAAGAGGGTTTTGGTGCTGCAAGTAGATTAAACACTCCATTCCAAGGAATAGGAGCCAGAGGCGTTAACAATCTTGCTTCCAAGTTACTCCTTGCTTTACTTCCTCCTAACTCACCTTTCTTTCGTTTACAGGTAGACACACAAAAACTAAAGAACGAAGGAACACCCGATGAAGTACTTAGCGAGATAGATTCTGCTTTGCGAAGTGTTGAGGACAATGTGATGAATGAACTAGCTAAGACTAGAATACGCATCGCAGTCCACGAAGCCCTTAAACAGCTTATCGTTACTGGAAATGCTTTACTATACATGCCAGAAGAAGGAGGCATGAGAGTCTTTCGTATAGACAGGTTTGTTATAGAACGTGACCCAATGGGAAATGTTTTATACATAGCTACAAAAGAAACTCTTAGTTATGCGTCGTTGGATGATGAAATCAAAGAAGTTATCCAACAACCTGCAAATTCATCAAAGGGAGTAAACGACACAGTAAATCTTTATACGGCTATTTGTAAGCATGGGGATAAGTGGCTTGTCAAGCAGGATATAAATGGAACACTGTTGCCTAAAACTGGTGGGATATTACCTCTTGACAAGTCACCTTACATTCCTCTTCGCTTCTCTAGGATAGATGGAGAAAGTTATGGTAGAGGATATGTAGAAGAATATCTTGGTGACCTTCAGTCGCTTGAATCTCTTACAAAAGCTATCGTAGAAGGAAGTGCAGCAGCAGCCAAGGTGTTGTTCTTGATAAATCCAAATGGAACAACAAGACCTAAGACTCTTAGTGAATCTCCAAATGGTGCAATAGTACAAGGTAATGCAGCAGATGTTTCTACGCTTCAGTTAAACAAGTTTAATGACTTTAGAGTTGCAGCGGAAACAATTAACCAGATCAAAGATAGGCTTGGACAAAGTTTTCTTCTTACTAGTAGCTCTATTCGTAATGCAGAAAGAGTAACAGCAGAAGAAGTTCGCATGATATCTATGGAACTTGAGTCAGCCCTTGGTGGTTTGTATTCGCTGCTTAGTAATGAACTTCAGTTGCCTTTGGTAAACAGATTGATGTCTGTTATGCAAAAACAAAAGAGCATGCCTAAGTTACCAAAGGATCTTGTTAACCCTGTTATAGTTACTGGCATCGAGGCTCTCGGTAGAGGACATGATTTACAAAAGCTCGATGCGTTTCTTGCAGGAGCAGCACAGATAGTAGGGCCACAGGCGGTATCTACTTATGTTAACATTGATGAATACTTTAAACGTAGAGCTACAAGTCTTGGCATTAAACTTCCTGGATTAATTAAAACTCAAGAAGAAATAATGCAGGAGCAACAACAAGCTCAGATGATGCAGATGGCGGAAAAACTTGGGCCATCAGGAATCAAAGCTGCTTCCGATCAATCACTTGCTGAACAACAACAGGAACAAACACCAGAATAAAAATACTAACCAACATTAATGGGAGATAAAAAACATGGCAGTAGAAAAAGTAGAAATAAACGAACCAGTAGAAGGAGAACAGATGTCTCTGGAGGATCAACTGGCACAACAAGAAGCAGAGAAATCGGAACAGTTAGGACAGGAAGTTCCAACACAACAAGAGCCTTCTGGACAAGAACAAGAAGCTCCTCAACAGGAACAAGAAAATGATGAGCAGGAGCTAATTCTTGGTAAGTTTAAATCACAAGAAGATCTTATAAAGGCTTACTCCGAACTAGAAAAAGCACAAAGCTCAAGACAGGAGAAGCCAAGTAATGAGCAAGGAGAAGAAGGAGAAGTAAGTGAAGCAAATGTTTCTTCGGCTATCCAAAACGCTAGTGATGCCTTCTACGAAAACGGAGAACTGTCAGAAGACAACTTTAGAGCACTTGAACAAAGTGGCATACCTAGAGAGTTTGTTGAAGCTTACGTGAGAGGACAAGAAGCAACTATGGAAGCAGAAGTTTCTTCGATTACAAATTCTATTGGAGGACAGGAAAACTACGATGCAATGGTACAATGGGCTTCGGCTAATTTACCAGAAGCAGAAGTAGATAGTTATGATGATATTGTTTCTACAGGCACTACTGAAGCTGCAAAGATGGCAGTTAAGGGCATGTACGCACGATATTTGAGTGAGAATGGGGGATCGTCCATGAATATTGCAAAGGGAAGCACTTCGGGAGCAGCTATTCAACCCTTTAACAGTAATGCACAGGTTGTTGAAGCAATTAATGATAGGCGTTATGAGATAGACCCTGCCTATCGTGCAGAGGTAGAAAAAAGAATTTCAGTATCAACTAATATATAAAAGAGAACATGATAACATACATTATTGAAAACAAAGCAGAGCTAATTAGCATTGCTACTGCGGTCGTTACTGCTGCTAGTTTGATTTCAGCGATGACTCCAAACAAGACAGACAACAAGATCACAGGTATAGCCCTTAAACTTATCAACTGGCTTGCTCTTAACGTAGGCAAAGCAAAACCAAAAGCATGATAAAGATACTCGTAAGTCTTCTTTTGTCTTTCCCAAGGATTTGCGAGTACTTCTTCAAGATTGTTGAAGCTTATGAAAAGGAGGCATATAGTCGCAGTCGTAATCGCAACGTCGATCTTATTGACGAGTGGTTGCAAGACGATACAGTCACCTCAGAGCAAGATTCCCCATTTTATCTCGAAACTCAAAGTCCATTCGTTCACAAAACCTCAAAAGGAGACTATCGCAGAGATCCTGAGATACGTGAATGATCTTGAACATCGACGATAAATAAAAAAGATTTCAACACACAACAAAGAACACAAATAAACCAAATAAAGGTTTGTTTCGAGTGCAGCCCCTTGCGAGGGATAACTAACATCAAAGAACAATCTACATATAGGTCTTTTAGTTTCTTGGGGTGCGTTGTTTATAACAGCAAATAAAACAACAAACACTAAAAAATAAAAAGAAAGGTACATATAAATTATGTCAGACGTATTAAGCCCAAATAGATTGGGACAAGCAAATAATACTGGAGATACCGATGCTTTGTTTCTCAAAGTATTCTCCAACGAGATTCTCGCTACATTCGAGAAGACTCAGATAATGAAGCCGTTGCACAGTATCAGAACTATTAGCTCTGGTAAGTCAGCGACCTTCCCCACAATAGGCACTGCCAGTAGTCTATATCATACTCCTGGTGAAGACATTATGTCAAAAGCTTCTACTGGAACTACAAGTAAGTACAACACCAACTTCAACATGAATGAAGTTGTTATTAACATTGATAAAATGTTAGTAAGTTCAACATTCATTCCTAACATCGACGAATTGAAAAATCACTTTGATGTTCGTGGACAGTTTAGTAAAGAGTTAGGAATTGCTCTTGCTCAAAGGTTTGATAGGGCAGTCCTTAAAACTCTTGCAGCAGGTTCGGCTCAAAGTGGTAAATCAGGTCAGCCAAACGGCATCCAAATTACAGGTGCAACTACTAACACTGGTGCAGGTCTTGTTTCTGCACTTACTAAGGTAGCCCAGAAACTTGATGAAAATGATGTTCCAGATGATGGAACTCGTTTTGCTATTCTGAAGCCAGAAGAATACTACAAGCTAGTAGGAGAAGATAACATCGCTATTAACAGAGACTTTGGCGGTGTTGGATCAGTAGCTAGTGGTAAAATTCCACAAGTCGCAGGAATCAACATATACAAGTCTAATAACTTGAAAGCTGTTCTTGTTGCAAGTGGTTCACAAAATGCGGATGACGCTAATGCAAATAACCACCCATTTGATAATGACGCTAGTGATGGACTGAGTGGTGGATACAATGCAGCACTTAACACTGTAGACTTCCTTGCAGGACATCCAAGTGGTGTGGGAACTGTGAAGCTCCTAGACCTTGCAACTGAATCTGATTACAGCATTCAGCACCAGGGTACATTGATGGTCGCAAAGTACGCTATGGGTCATGGGGTGCTTAGACCGAGTGCATGTGTTAGGGTTTCTTAATTAACATAAGCAAATAACTCACAGAAAGTTTGGGTAGGGGATTATTAACTTAGTCCCTTACCCTTCTTTCCTTATAATTTTTATTACAACAACAAAAAAAAATTTATGGCACTATCAACGCAACTCCAAGCTGTTAATACTATGCTAGGATATATAGGTGAAGCTCCTGTAAATAGTATAAGTAACACAGCAGAACTCCCTGTTTCGGCAGCAAACGCTGTAAGCATCCTAGATGAAACTTCTAAGGAAGTACAAAGTAGCGGTTGGCACTTTAACACAGAGAAAGAAGTTTCGTTAACAGGTAGTGCAGCAGACGGAAAGATAACTCTCGATGCTGATATACTTCAAGTAGACCATGAAGGTACGGATGACATCGACTTGGTACAAAGGGGAACTTCTCTTTTTGACCGAAAGAACAACACTGATGTCTTTACTGAAACAATTAAAGTAACTGTCGTAAAAGAACTTCCTTGGGACAGTCTGCCAGAGCAAGCCAGAAGATACATTACTCTTAGGGCTGCAAGATCGCTACAATCTCGTCTTGTTGGATCTAGGGAGCTAGAAGCTCTTATACTTCGTGATGAGTTTGCAGCAAAAGCAAACCTAGAAACATCTGATAATAGAAACGCAGATAGAACAATTTTTGACAACTATGATACTTACACAAGAGTAGGTATAAATAGAATAACATCTATATTTTAATATACATGGCTCTTATAAATACTTCGCTTCCTAACCTTATCCAAGGAGTTAGTCAGCAGCCAGATACGCTTCGTTTTGACGGACAATGCGATGAACAAATAAACGCTTTGTCATCTGTTACTGATGGGTTGAAGAAAAGACCTAACGCAAGGTTTATAAAAAACTTAGTAACAACAGCACTAGCTGATGGGGCTTTTGTTCATTTCATTAATAGAGATAAAGATGAAAAGTATGTTCTTATTATTGAAAACACTACTAACACTTCTCCTCAGAAAACTAACATAAAAATATATAACCTTTTAAATTCTAATAATAACCCTGTATTTTCAAATCCTATATCTGGATCTACTGCTTATCTTTTTGTACCTAATGGAACGAAGCCAAGAGATGTCCTTAAAGCACTTACTATAAACGACACTACCTTTATTCTTAACACAACTAAGAATGTTGGCAGGGAGGATACAAAGAGTGCAGCTTTGTCAGCAGATAACAGAGCTATAGTATTCGTAAAACAAGGAGACTTTAGAACTGAATACACTATTGAATTAACTCACAGTAATGGGAAAATTTTTAGAGCAACTTACTTATCAGGTAAACAAAGTACAGCAGGAATATCAAACGCAAAAGCAAGAGCAGGTTACATTGCTTTCAAATTAAAAGGAGCGTTGGCAAATGCAACGTCTACAGATGGAAGTAATACTACTATAGCTTCTTTGTTTACATTAACAAATGTTCCTAGTGAAGCTTATGCTACTTCAGCCAATAACAATCTAACTGAAGAGGAAGATGCTGGTGATGATACAGATGGAACAGGGTACTACCAAAACTTTTTTACAATAACATCTAATGATGGGTCTGACTTCAAAATTAAGATATCTGACAGTAAAGCTAACAAAGCACTTGGAGTTGTTTATAAGGAAGTAGATTCTATTTCTGACTTGCCCAAACTGTCAGCAAACAACCACAGAGTAAAGGTAAGAGGATCTGTTGAAGACAACGAAGACGATTATTATGTTAAGTTTCAAACTAATGATGGATCTTCTATCGGCAACGGAGGGTACATTGAAGACGTAGGTTTTGATGAATTTACCTCTTTAGATAGTGCAACCCTTCCCTTTAAACTTGTAAACACAGCACTAAACACTTTTACACTTGCATCTTGTTCTTGGACAACAAAACAAGTTGGAGATGATGATACAAACCCCTTCCCTTCCTTCTTTGATCTAGACACATCAGACACAGATAACCCAAAGAAAAAAGGCACAAGAACTTTATCAAACATTTTCTTCTACAAGAACAGGCTAGGCTTTTTGTCAGAAGGCAGTGTTATCCTTTCGGAGTCAGGAGAATATTTTAACTTCTTTAGAACTACAGTAAGATCACTTCTGGACTCCGATCCTATAGACGTAAACGTAGCAAGCACAAAGGTAACAAAACTAAAGTCAGCAGTTGGCTTTCAAGAGAACCTTATACTCTTTGGAGAACGTGGACAGTTTGTTCTTCGTGGGGGTGAACTGTTAACACCTAAGACAGTATCAATAACTCCTATAACCAACTTCGAGACTGACACTAGTACAACACCTCTTGAGCTAGGCAGCTACATCTACTTTCCATTTACCAGAGGAAGTTTCTCAGGTATGAGGGAGTTTACAGTTAACGCAAATGTAGACACCTATGACTCTGTAGAGATCACTTCCCATGTTCCCCAATACATTCCTGCAAACATTATCGACGTAGCAGGATCTACTTCTGAAAATGCTATATGTGTTCTCAGTAGTACGGATACAAATTCAATTTACATTTACAAATACTATTGGGAGGGTAATCAAAAGGTATTAGCTAGTTGGAGTAAGTTCACCTTTGCATTTACTATCTTAGGCTTTGAGTTTATTGAAAGTGACTTGTTTATTGTAGCAACAAAGAATGGAACTACTCAGTTACTCAAAATACCTTTGGAAGAAAAACTTATAGACACTGGTGCATCTTTTAACACTTACCTCGACATGCGTGTTGAGGGAGTTGTCAACTCTTCTGGAGTAGTTGTAGTTGACAGTGTTGCTAACCTTCCGTACACACCAGAAAATACAGACACAGTACAAGTTTATACGAGAGAAGATTCAAGTACAGGAACCAAGGCAGGAGCATTACTACCTTGTACAGTAAATAGTAATGTAGTCACTGTTGACTCATCCCATGACACTACACCTGTTTGGGTAGGCATAAAATATACTATGAGTTATACCTTTAGCGAGCAGCTATTTAGACAAAGAGCTAACCAAAAAAACAGTCCATCAGGATACCAAAGACACTTCCTAAAAGGTGGTACTTTGTTCTTTGATGATACTAGCTCATTTAAAGTTGAGGTAACTCCAAAAGCTAGACAAACATATACCAATGTGTTTACTAGTAACATCGTTGGAAGTACAGTAGTTGGGACACTTCCCATTGAGTCTGGTTCATTTTCGTTTCCTATAATGTCTTCTGCAAAAGATACAGAGATAAAACTAATAAACGAAACAGGACTTCCAAGTAACTTCCAATCAGCAGAATTTGAATCCTTTATCCACTCAAGAAGTAGGCGTGTTTGATAGAGTTATAGCTCGGTATGATAAGATAGATGTGATAGATGCACATCCAGACCATGCTGACTACCTAGCAGACAAGCTAAGAGAAATAGATGTCATTGAGTGCATGGCTTTTGGAAAGAAACCAAAGGAAGCTCTTATGTCTGCCTTTGAGTACGACATGGCAACTCTAACTGTTGTAGATAAAAACAATATTCCCCTAGCTATGTTTGGTGTAGGCGAAAATGACGAGATGCCTTACATGTGGATGCTTGGTACAGATAGGTTTCCAAAGGTAGCTAGAAGAGATCTAGTAAAACATTCAAAGACCTGGATAAGAGAACTTCTTAAAATCACAGGTGGGTCAGCAGGTAATGTTGTTCACTGTTACAATCGACCTGCTGTTCGTTGGCTCGAATGGTTAGGAGCAACTTTTACCCAACAACTAACAATCAAAGGCGAACCATTTTATCAATTTATTTTAATTAACCACGAAGTAGTAGACGAATTTTATGTGTAGTCCATTAATAGTATCCTCAATGATAGGAGCAGCTAGTACTATCTCTTCAATTCAAGGACAGAGACAACAAGCTCAAGCTCAAGCAGAAGCACAAAGATTAGCTTCGGCACAAGAACGAGAACGCTTTCAAGCAGAAGTATCTGCAATGAGAACGCAGCAGCAGCAGGAAGCAATAGCAAGGACACAGCAAAAAGAAAGTTCAACAAGAAGGGCCATCGAGGCCAGAGCTACTGCAGTTGTTTCAGCAGGAGAAGCAGGAGTAAGCGGTCTTAGTGTAAACTCATTACTTAGTGACATAGCTAGAAGACAAGCAGAGTTTGAGTTTTCAGTAGATCAGCAAGCATCCTTAACAGACATAAATAGACAACTAGCATTACAAGAAGCAGGAATTGGATTTAATAGAAACATGCTTCGTATCAACCAACCAATAGAACAACCTGACTATCTTGGATCTTTGGTTCAAGGAACACAAATAGGGTTGAGTAACTATGGAGTAATGTATAACGCAGGACTTGTAAAACCTAAAACTTCATCAACAGGCTAAAATTTTATGGCACAGAAACCACGATCACAAGTAAACTACCAACCAGGGCAACTATCTGCAATACCCTCTATACAACCTGTAGGGGGAACCAACCAAGCTGTAGTCCAAGGTATCCCAAAAGATAATAACTATTTAAAACTTTCTAGATCTCTTGCTCAGTTTAGTAACCTTCTTGGACAAGTTAGTAACATAAACCAAATGCGAGGCAAGGACTTTGCTCAAGGGTTAAGTGCAGAAGATCTTGATGACATAATTACAGGTAAAGTACCAGACCCAGATGGAGGGCCATTAGGAGCTTTAGGATTTCAAAAAGCATTTCAACAGGTAGCAACAAAAAGATGGTACGATACAGTCGGAGTAAAAAAGTATGCTGACCTAGAGAACAGTATAGACTCAAAGTTGGATGACTACATAAAAAATGGTTATGATATAAATAAAGCAAAAGAGTTGGTGCAAGAAGAAGTAGGTGCTTTGTCTATGGAAATACAGGAGTACTTTGCAGACAGTCCTTTTGGTAATCAGGTAAGTAACTTATTAGGAGGAGAACTTTCTTCAAGAGTCATTGCAGGAGCTTTAAAAGGTTACGAGAAAAAACAAAAGGCATACCTAAATGGTGTGTTTGAAGAAGAAGTAAGAACAGACTTTGCTTCAGTGGCTTTAGGAAAATCAGATGAAAGCACACAAGGATTTTTTAAACGCATAGAAAAAGAATTTAAATCAAAAGGTTATGCTCCAAGAGAAATAACTAATTTCTACAACAACCTTTTAAAAGATGGCCTTGACTTGGCTTTAGCAACAAACCCTGATAGAGCAGCTATTTTAATTAACGATGCTGAAAATTTAACTATCGGGAAAAGACCTACCTTTGGAGGAATGGACGCAAAGCTCCTTTTAAGTAGATTTAAAACTGCTTTGGATAAACTAGATTCCGAAAGCTCAACGCTAAAAAGTCAGACAATATCAGCAGCATCAAGTCAATTTGTAGGAGGCTCAGTGGAAACTTTAAAACAAATAAAACTTTCTCAAGATAACAACCAAAGCCCACTTGATAGTCAAGCAGCTAGACAAGCTTTAATACTAACTTTAAAGCCTTTGAAACTAACTGGAGCAAATCAGGAACCTCTTAGTGAAGTGGCAATTACTAATATTGTCGAAGAAATACTTGGATCAGCCAACCCCCAGACACGACTATCTGAAATTTTACTTGAGCTTGCAGCAGGAGAGTTTACATCTAATTTTTCAAGAGAAGTAATAACAAGATCTTTTGACGATGTTCTTAGAGAAAACAGTAATATAAACCTTAGTCCTTCTTCTAAATTTACAGGAGCCACGAAATCTCAAAAAGATCAAGCACTTTTAAAATTGCCAGGATACTTCGAAGAAAGACCCAAAGCAACTCCAGAATTATTTATGAGGGAAGTTGGGATCACAGGAGTTGCTCCTTTTACTGAGGTAGAGGAAGCTTTCAAAGAAGCAAGAAAGTTTGACTCTATTCTTCCTACAGATGAAGATATTGTAAGATCTTTGTATATTGAACTTTCTGATCTTTCTACAAAATACGCTAAAACTTTGGGAGATAGTGCCTTAGTAAAAGCAACTGGAATCACAGCAAGATCTAAAGAACAGCTTAACAACATAAAACAACTTCTTATTGAATATGGGAAAAGTGAAATTGCTCCGAAAGGCGTAATACCACAACAAGGTTCAAAAGCCCAGATAAATCAAAAGTTCCAAGAAATCATCAAAGAAGAGAAGGAAGATTACCAAAGACTTCTTGAAGCGATGTCAGTTAGAAAAAAAGTAAGCATTCAACTTTTTCAAGAGTTACCCATAGATAAAAGAAATGTGCAGTTTAACTTTACTGACAATAATAATGAAACAAGCTTCTATGATGATGGGGAAGGCCCAATAAATACTGAGGCAAATGAAGAACTCGCTCCATACAAAACTTTAAACCTTAAAATTGCTAAAAAGGTTCGTGATGATAAAAAAGTCGCAACTCAACTAAGAGATGAAATAGATTCAGACATTATACTTGCTAGAAGTAAAAGAGATTCAAAGGCTTTAAAAACTCTCTTAACTTTCTATGGTCTTAATGGATTGGACATAGAAACCATCAGCGACGATTTTAAAATAGCAAACGTATGGTGGGACGAAGTTAGAATATTTAATGACTTTGGTTCTCTTCTTAAAAGTTACGAAGACTTTGCAAAAGTTATTGTAAAAGCAACAAAGGACGAGAACCTAACTGAAACGGAGGCAAAAGTTTTAGAAACAGTAACCAGACTCGGTCTTTATGAAGAATCGCTTGAAGGAGAACCTGCTTTTGCACTTGAACAATTTTTAAAAGTACAAAGACAATTTTTAGTAGAAGAATAAATAATGCCAAGGACTATAGAAGAAATTGAAGTTGAAGCTAACGAGCAACGACAGTTATCATTTCAACAAAAGAAACAACAGTTTCCAACAGTAGACCCAGAAGTACTAGAGATACTTGAACAAATTGATCAAGAAGAAAAAGAAGGTAGTGCTTTCTTAGGTACTGTCGGGGGGCTTGGCGTTGAGTTAGGAGGAGGTTTAGCTTCTACTGCCTATCTCAATAAACTTCATAAAAGCGGTAAATTGTTAAACTTTTTAAGCAAAGCAAAATACTTTAGTCTTGGAGGGTTTGCAGGGCCACAGGCATTAGAACCAGTATCTACTGTTACTGGTGGACTTACTTTTATTGGAAGTTCTGCTGCTCTCTGGGGTTTTAGTAATTTCATGGGACAAAAAGTAAGAGAAGCTTATGGGTTACAGGAGGGCGTTTCTTACGGAGAACTTCTAACTACAGGAGTGTTTGGGGCTTTAACTGGCCCTTCTAGTTCAACTGTAAACTTACTATCAACTATAGGTAAAAAGGGAACAGAGAAACAAGTATTAAAAGCAACAGGACAAAGTCTGACAGAACTCGGTGTATATAAAAAAGGAGGAACTGTACTTTTAAACGGAGCTAAAACTTTTATAGGAGGAGCTTCATTTGCTGTTGCGGAAACTGCTGTAAGACAGGAGCTACAGATAGCAATGAATGAAAGAGATAAAAGAGATACTTATGAATATCTTTTTGCAGCAGGTATTGGGGGAAGTTTAAATAGCATCTTATCAGTTTGGGGAAGAACAGGCAAATGGGGAAGAAACGAACAAATAAGAATAACTGACAAAGCTAAAGACAGTGTAAAGGAAAGACTTGATGATTTAAAGTCTCAGCTAAAGGAGCAACAAGATAGTGGTGGTTCTGGTTTCTTTTACAATAGAAAAGTTAAAAACCTTAGTAGAGAAATTAAAGAGACAGAAGATGCTTTTAAACTTTTAGATAGTGCATCAAAACAATTTAAAGAAGTTGACGAAGTAACAACCAAAATTGAAACAGGTAAAACCAATCAGAGCTTTAATGACGAAGTAAAAACTCCTATAGCAGATAAAGTTCCAGAAGATGTTGGAGATGACACTTCGATGATCCTCGATGACGTAAAGGAATTAATTAAAGAGTCAGACGAAATTGATATCAAAAAAGTCAAAGACAGAGAAACAGGACAAGAAACTGACATACAAATTACACAACCAGAATTAGTAGGCAAAGCGAACAATCTAAACGAAGAGTTAAAAGAAGAGATAAGTAACGAGATAGCAAGAATACTTAGTAAAGAAAAACAAGGAGTAGATGTAACAAACAACTACAAACGTCTAAAAGTATTTGTTGAAAACCAAAAAACTTTACAACAGGAAGTACTCGATACTCCTAACATGGTTGCAGGAAGAAACATGTTAGCAGACCAAGCACGAAGAGGACTATTTCTAGGAAGGTTTAGAAACAAATCACAATCTAAAGAACTAAGAGATCAGGCTTTTGATGATTTAACTAAGTCAATAGACAACAAAATAAGTAAGCTTAAAGGTGTAGATGAAGATGTTACTTCTTTAAGAGGTGTACTTAAAAAGCTAGATCAGGACTTAGACCAGATAAAGAAAGTCAACGCTTCTGTAGGTAAAACAAGAAAACTAGCAAGAACACCTACTGTAAGACCAATAGCACAAAAAGATTCAGAAAAGGCTATTATAAAACTAGAAGAACAACTAGAAAAACTTAGAGCAGGTGAAGTTGACCTGAGTAAGGAAACAAGAAAAATAAAGAAGGATAAAGCCCAAAAAGAAGCTGTCCTTAAAAAGAAAATAAACTTTTACAAACAAGCTCAAAAAGAACTGAGGCAAGTTGATGTACTTGAAAAAGAACTCGACGATCTTCTTAAAATGTCTCCAAAAGACTTTGCTAAACTAACAGCAAAAGAAAAGAAAAATAAAGATTTACTAAAAAAGAATCAGGTTGAATCCAAAGTAAAAAAGATACAGGCAAAAATAAATACAGCAAAAAGAAACCTTAGAAAAATATATAAGGGGATGGAAGACCGAAAGGCTAAAGATATCGATGCTGAATTTTATAACAGCCTAGAAAAATATTTTTATCAGTCGATTGAAAACAGTTTTGGTTTTAAGTTTAGAAGAGGACTTAACACAGTCACAACAATGCGACAAGCTTCTTTGATAGATCAGGTAAGTTCCGTTGTAGCAGGAATCCCCTCTGGAGCTTATGGGTTAACAAAGACATTTGTAAAAGCACATACAAACATTGTTTCTAATTTATGGCAAAAAAGAGGTATAGGCTTAACAGGTAAATTATATCTTGGAAATATTTCTTCTACCTTTCAGATGTTTTCTGGACTGCCAGAGGCACTTAAAGCAGGGTATCTATCAGCCAAAAGGCTTCAATCAGTAACAGACCCTGGTAAAGACTCAAAGTTTATCGATAGTGACTCAAAGTTCTCGATGGAGAAAGGCATTTCAAGAACTATTAAACAGCAAAGAGTATCCGCAGAAAGAAGAGCAAAGGCACAGGAAAATCTTTTGAAGTTTGTAGATAAACATTTTGTTCTTGGAAGCATCTGGAATGTTATGAGCTTGGGCCTAAGAGGCATCATAGGAGTTGATGAAGTCTTTAGAAGACAACTTACAAAAGTTAGAGTTGCTTCAAAAGCTAGAACTCAGGCTATTTTAGAAAATAGTAGCGATCCTAAAGTATCCATAAAAGACAGAGAAAAAGAAATCCTTGATACTGTATGGAAGAAGAACGGAGATGGTATAAACGTCATACAGGAAACAGAGGAGATGCTTACTGAAATAAACTTTGCAAGAGAAGAAATGTTCTATGCAGCTTCTAAAGACAATGTTGATGATGTACATATCGCCTTAGTAAATCGTGCTTTGGAATCTTTTAGAAAAGGTCTAGGCAACAACCCAGAAACTAACTTTGTTGTAAGAGCACTTTTTCCTTTTATGGATGTAGTTGTTAGAGGGGTGTACAGAGGAGCAAGAATGACTGCACTTGGTACAGGACTTCCTGCATTTGTAAGAGGAAAGTACTTAAATCCTTATGCAAGAAGAATTAATAAACTCAAGAGTAATTTAAAAGATCTAGAAAAACAAAAGAAAGATTTTATTCCACAAGACAATCCTAATAAAACAAGACAAAAATATTTGGAAGAGATTGCAGATGAAGAAGCAGAAATACTAGAAAGAATTGAAAGACTTAGAACTAGAAGAACAGAATATAATGAAGAACTATTAGCTGACTCAGTAATTGGAGCTTCCTTAATGGCAATGGGAGCCAGTGGAGCTTTGTTAGAAGATAAAGATGGAAACCCTTTATTCACTGGAGGTTTGGGATATCTTACTCCTTCACAAAGAGACACCTTTAAAAAGAGAGGCATAAACTCCTACAGGGCAGCAGGTGTACCTTATCAAGCAATGATTCCATTCAGCTTACCTGCTGCATTTGCTGCTGACATTAGTTATTGGTTTAAACTTAAAGAAAAAAACTTACTAAACAGCGAACAAGATTTTCCTTCTGTTATGTTATCTTCTATAAGAACCTTTGTAGATGAACTGCCCTTCAACCAAGGAATAAAACAGCTTTCTGATTTAATACCACAAAAACTTGATAAAAGTACTGAAGGTTCCTTTAAAAGAGCGTCTGCTGATCTTATCGCTTCCTACTCGATGGTTCCTGCACAAGCTAAAAAGATTACTAAAATATTTACAGGAGAACAAAAAATTGCTGATCTAAAAGGAGGAACCTTTAATGATAGATTTTTATATAGTGCTTTTGGTGTATTTCCACAAAACAATAAAGTAAATATTTTTGGTAAAGATTTAATATCTAGTCAGAACCCCTTACAAAGCACTCTTAGATTTACACCCGATACACCTGCAATAATTACTACTTTTGATACAGTAGCAGCAGCAGATGTTTTAAATATTCTTCCAAATGAAATCAAAGATACTCTTACTTATGACATTAAAATGAAAGACTTCAGAAATGAAGAAGGACGTACATTATATTATGAGTTTGCTCAAAGACTAAAAGAAACAAACATAGAAAGAGACGTAAATGATCTGATAAACTCTAGAAATTGGTTAAGTAAATTTGGAGGAGAAGAAAGAGGTGGAAGCACTGTTATGGGAGAAAGAGGAAAGGAAACAAACGAAGCTCTACACGAACTTGAAGCTTTAATAAGAATGTATTGGGATGTTGTTACGGAAGAACTTGTAAACGAAAACAAAGATTTCTTGGATTCTTTTATAAACGAAAACGAAGAAAGCTTACTGGAAGTACTTAGGACACAACAAGAATCAATATTACTAGGAGACGAAACAATAAGAGAAGTAACACCTTTAAAATTAAAAATTAAATAAAATTATAAAAACAAACACTCAAAATTTATGGCTAATACATACATCGAATACACAACAGGAGGTTCAAGTATTAATCAACTACAACAAGCTGTATTTAGTTACAGTGGAATTGAAGTATTAAATGTAAATGATATAAAAGCTTTTGCAGTAAAATCTGATGGAAACAAACACGAATTTACTATTAGCTCAAGAAACGCAAACACAAAAAGAGTAACGCTGTCAGAACTTCCCTCTTCTCTTAGCCCTTCAGTAAGCAAAGTCAGGATATATAGGCAAACAAGTTCAGATGCTCTAGTAGACTTTGTCGATGGTGCAAGGCTAACAGAAAGTGACCTTGATACAGCCTACAGACAAGGACTGTTTACAGCACAAGAAATTGCAGAGGATGCATCAGGAATTGGAACCACACTAAACAACGTCACTGACATTACCCTTGGAGGCTTAACAACAACGTCTCAGTTAAAAATTAGTAACGGAAGTGCTCCTTCTACTCCTTCAGGTGGGGGCGTTCTTTATGTAGAAAATGGAGCTTTAAAATACAAAGGTGCTCTTGGAAGTATTACCACTTTGGCAAACTCATAACATGAACAATCAATTCACGACCCCCATAGTAGGCGTTTTAGGGCTTCTCGCCAACATAACTCTTAATGATGTCAATGAGATATTAGCTGTATTAGTTGGTACTGCTACTCTGATTTACATGATCTTAAAGATAGTATCAGAAATACGTAAAAAGAATAAGTAACTATATGGATATCAGTAACATGACTACTGAGGAAAAAGATGACTTCCTCAAGAACATCACAGTTGATTGGATGATAAATCAAGTGCAATCAGGAGAAGCTACGCCTTCCCTTGTAAACTGCATCAGACAATATCTAAAAGACAATGGCGTTCATTCCTCAATCAAACACGACAACCAAATGCAAGACCTTGTTAGCATTCTTCCTTTTAAAGACGAAGAAGAAGAAAATGAAGGAGAAGTAGCTAACGGCTAACACATACATGTCTTCACAAGAACCTATTCCCGAAGAACTAAAAGACTTTAGGAATTTCTTATACCTCGCTTGGAAGCATCTTAATCTACCAGACCCCACAGACATCCAATATGAAATTGCAGACTGGATGCAAAATGGATCAAGACGAGCAGTCATCCAAGGCTTTCGAGGTGTCGGTAAGTCCTGGATATGTTCAGCTTACGTTGTCCATCAACTACTTCTAGACCCCTCAAAAAACATTCTTGTCTGCTCTGCAAGTAAAACAAGAGCGGATGACTTCAGTACATTTACTCTGAGACTCATCCACGAAATGCCAATACTTAAACCCCTTATCCCTTCAGCTACACAAAGATTTTCAAAGATAAGTTTTGATGTTGGTCTTGCTCCTGCAAGTCATGCTCCGAGTGTTAAGTCACTAGGCATATCCTCCCAACTTACAGGCAGCAGGGCTGACATCATTGTTGCGGATGACGTAGAAGTTCCCAACAACTCGGCAACACAGGGCATGAGAGACAAATTGGGTGAGCAGGTAAAGGAGTTTGAATCGATACTCAAACCTGACAAGGACTCCAAAATCGTCTTTCTAGGAACTCCACAGTGCGAAGACTCCCTCTACAATAAACTACTTGAGAGAGACTACACTGCGAGTATCTGGACTTGCAAATATATTACTCCCGAAAAGAATGAAAAGACATACTTCGGAAGGGTGAGTCCACTCTGCGTGTCGAAAGAAAAAGAAGGTAAGTCTACTGAGCCACTTAGGTTTAGTGAACTGGACTTAATGGAGCGAGAAGTAAGCTACGGCAAAGCAGGTTTTGCAATGCAGTTTATGTTGGACAGTAGGCTGTCTGATGTTGATCGCTATCCGCTAAAGATAAACGACTTACTTGTAATGGACATCGATGATGAGTTAGCACCAGAGAAAGTAGTATGGGCTCAAAGTCCAGACCTCATCTGGGGAGGCGATGTTCCTAATGTTGGCTTCACTGGTGACAGGTTCTACAGACCTATGAAGCAAGTCGGAGACATGATCGAATACACAGGATCGGTAATGTCTATAGACCCATCAGGAAGAGGACGAGATGAAACTTCTTGGGCCATTGTAAAAATGCTCAATGGTTATCTATACGTTCCCGACGCAGGTGGTATGCAAGGTGGTTATGGTGAAGATGTTCTGAAAATCCTTGCGATGAAAGCAAAGAAACACAAGGTCAACTACATCATAGTCGAAAGTAACTTTGGAGATGGCATGTTTAGCGAACTGTTTAAACCTTTTCTTGGTAAAGTTCATCCATGCACAATCGAGGAAGTTCGCCACAGTATCCAAAAAGAAAAGAGGATCATCGACACACTTGAACCAGTTATGAGTCAGCACAAACTTGTAGTTTCTCCTGATGTAATTAGAAATGACTTTAGCTCGGCTCAAAACTACCCACTTGAATCACAACTCAAATACCAACTCATGTATCAGCTTTCCAGAATCACTAGAGACAGGGGAGCAATCACCCACGATGACAGACTTGATGCTCTTGCTATCGCTGTTGCTTATTGGGCAGAACAAATGTCTCAAGATGCAGAAAGAAAGATAGCAGACAGACAAGAAGATTTACTTAACCAAGAACTACAAAAGATGGCTGACAGCTACTTTGGTAATAAGAAGAATCACAGAAATAGCCCTAACTGGCTCTAGGATTAACGAGGTGGGCTTAGAATTACTTCTTGCTCACATGATACCATTTTTAACTAACGACGATTTTTAGAGGAAATATGAAGGACATTAAAGAAAACCTGTTCAAAGCACAGGAACACATTAGCAGTGCAATAGAACATATTAACGAACTTGAGAAGCTAAAGGAAAAACCAAAAACAATTCCCTTCCCAACAAACAATATCCCCAGAGAAGACCTTAATGTTGGTATTTGTGTTGGACATAGTAGAAAGGGAGACACAGGGGCAGTAAGTTGCGGAGGTATCAACGAGTGGACATATAACAAAAAAGTTGCTGAATACCTCAAGTCAGATCTACAGGAGTACGGAATTGCTTCTTTTGTTGTAGATGACTACGGAGGAACCTACGGATCTTATGTGTCTTCGATGAATTGGCTTGCAAAACATCTAAAACAACAAAAGGCTTCAATAGCCATAGAACTTCACTTCAACGCTGCTGCAAGCGACAAAGCAAACGGAATGGAAATGTTACACTGGCATACATCCAGGATAGGACTAAGTCTTGCAGAGTATGTCCTACAAGGTTGTAGAAGATATTTTCCTATGGCACGTAACAGAGGCGTAAAGGGATTAGCAAAGGGATCAAGAGGTGCAACCTTTCTTAGAACTACACACTGCCCTGCAATTATCACTGAACCCTTTTTTGGAAGTAACTGGCAGGACTGGATAATGTTCGCAGATCAGGAGTCAACTCTAAGCCAAGCTTACGCCTTGGGAATTAAACAATGGGCAGATGAGCATATCCTATAAACCAAGACAAATCACCATAGGTGGTCAAAAGTACAAGATCACCTACCAAAAAAACCTAGAAGACTTCGGAACCCTCGACGTAGACAAAAAGACCATTACAGTAAGGGAGAACCTAAGTACACAGGAAAGGCTCGATACAATCCTCCACGAAGCCTATCATGCCTCTCTAGCACTCTCAGGTCTTAGTTACCTCCTAGATGACGAAAACAAAGAAGAAGCCCTCGTAAGAGCCTTTGATAGTATCCTTCTTCCAGTCATCAAAAAGGAACTCAAGAAAATACAAAAAACAAAGGGAAATTAATTCTGTTACATATATGATAAAGGGGGGATTATAGGGGGGTCAAAAAACCATTACTTATATAGAAATCAGTAATTATGATTGTAAGATAAGTAAACCTAATTTAATATAAGTAATAAAGAAGTTAGAAGTAAGTTATTTTAAAATAGTTATAGAGTATAACTTTAAGTATACTTAGTATTAGGTAGAAAAGTTACTTAACAACATGTTAAATGTGGGGGTTTAAGTAAGTTTTAAGTTAGCTATCTCCAGACTACCTTCTCCAAACTAATACCTTTTATTTTTGGTAAAAAAATGTGAAAGGGTATACGTATATACGAAATCAAAAAATTCCCCCAGATCGGCCTCCCCTTTTCAAATTTTGCATGCTAATTGTCTTCTTTTTGTCACTGATGGGGGGATTAATGCAATTATAAAAGGCATTTCTTTAATAAATCACAAGATGTTGGATCTTGTGTGACGTTTATAAGGTACTGTTCAAACGAACACCAGGTGTTCAAGTGAACATGTATCTATGTTTGTTTATTAATGGACGTTTTTTTAAAATGAATAAAATTTAATCAAATAATTTTTGCTTTTTTATCAAGTTTATTTAAATTAACAAGGTAATCCATTACATATATATATGAATAAAAAAACTACTACTACCAAAACCGATAAAATAATATACATAGTACTGAATAGTTTAATCATCTATTCCCTATGTTTTCTAACTTACTTAATAAGCTTATTAATTAAAGTTATTCATTCAATATAAATTGACTGGTTATCTTCATCACATAATGGTGGAGATAATTAGTCAGGTTATAATGAAAAACCTGATTATAATGAATAAATAAAAAACTAACCAAAAAAAATGGAGACATATAAAAAACTAAGTAACAGACATTCTAAAGAATTACACGATTTTGAAGGAATGTTCTTTGCCTTTAATAATGACCAGTATCTTGAAGGTATTAAAAAACTAAAGATAAGCGAAAAGACTGCTCACGAGACAATGATACCTTATGGTGGAGGAGCTTTTATCTTTAAAGATAGGGTTTACGATTTAAAGGAATTAACAGATAGACAAAAAGAAGAGAGAGAGAATGCCTTTAAAAATGATAAATTTTTAATGGATGCTTTAGTCTATGAATTACTTAATCATGAATATTGTATCACTTATGATGAGCAAGATGCTCTTGATGCTCTTGGTTTATCGGTGGAAGAAGTTCCTAGTCATATTATGATTAATGCAACTAGGGAAGCTATCAAGAGAGGAGAGGATTAATTATATTAATTGATTGAAATTGAGCTAATCAAGTAATTTTTACTTGGTTAGTTCTTTTCAGTTTATTAATAACTGAGCTTAAAATAATAATAACAAATAAATAAATAACATATAATGAAAACTACCAAAATATACAAAAAAGCCTTTAATAGAGGCAACGCAAGAATATGGATTGAGGGGAATATATTAAACTCGCATAAATTAATTAATGGTATGCGATTTAAAAAAGAAAGGATAGATGATGATGAGCTTCTATTATCGTTTGCTACTTCATTCCCTGAAAACATCAAATCTAACAAGATAGCAGGCACCATTGATAGACCTATAATTGATATGGGGGGAAAATGGGTTAGTGACTTTTTTGGCGATGCTGAAAAGTATACTTGCTATTTTGATTCTGAAACTAAAACGATAACCATTATTAGAGGGGAGTTAGTTTAATGATTCCAAGCAATTACATTACAGCCGATATGATTAGAAAATGGGAGCTTAAATCTCTCAAAGAAGCAATTGGTTGCGAATTATCGCTATCTGATGAGTTTCTAAAATCTAATTGCAGCGAAGAGCTTCAAACTGTTTTAATGCCTCTTCTTGAAAAAGATAGAAATTTTATTATTCAAGACAATATAAATGACTGTTGGGAGTTAAACATTTTTGGAAGCTCTGAATCAGACATTAATATAGTAACTGGAGAGATTGAGACTCAACTTGAAAACCCTCTTGAGGAATTAAGCGAACCAGATAACCACGTTATCAATGGGGATCTTGTTTATACTCGATTTGAGGGAATATCTATAGAAGTAAATTATGAAGGTTTAAAACAATATATTAATGATTATGACTTAGTGAAATAGACAAACAAACAAGCTAAAAAAAAACTCTTAGGAATTAATTTCTAAGGGTTTTTTTTTCTTTAAAAATCCCTAAAAACGTAACTTTTTAACATTTCCCTGGTTTTTGATTATATTACCGAGCTTTCTATTATTATAGGGTTTTGTAGCATTCCCAAGAATTCCTGGAATATTAATTAATCTTTTTTATTGATTAAAATTTTTTTAATGCTTTATTAAATTATTCTTATTAAAAGAAAACTAACCAAACTAATAAAAACTAACCAAAAAAACAAATAATGAGAAAAATAACATTACTTATTAAAGAAGCCTTTGAATCAGGCGAATCTAAAACAATCGGTAACACTGCAACAGATGGGACCACTGTATGGCTTCATGGTAACGCAATTATTAAAAGAGAGGAGGATGGTAACATTTACGCAACTTTAGCAGGTTGGAATACTCCAACTACAAAGGAACGAACTAACGGAATAGTAAATGCAGGTTTTCACACTGTAAAAGGTCAGGCAATGCGAAACAATGAACCAGTAGATGTTAATTCCTGGATTAAAATAAGCTAATCAATAACTACTATGTTAACAAAAACTAAAAACCTACTCAATAAACTTGATGATTTACAAGCTACTCAAGAAAAGCTAAAATCTGAGCTAGTAAAATCTTTACTGATTCAAGAAATATGTCCAACTGCTTTTGATCATGGAGCTTGTAAATCTTTTGTAGCAATCAAAGGTACTGAAGACAAAAAGACCTTTAATGCTCATAAACTATCAAAATCAAAGTTTCCTAGGGATTTTTCGCTAGTCGTTACTGATGGAAAAGGCACAAGATCAGTTCATGATTTAGAGCCTTTTGAAAATCTTGAGGAACTTGAGCTATTAAACCCAAAACTACTAAAACAAAATGAAAAAAGAAGCATTTAATTATTATATAGTGAATCCGTTTGGTCTTTATTATAGAGGAACCTGTTATGGTGATGAGAGAGACTGGACAAAAGAAAAGAGAAGTTGGGTGGATGATGCTTATACTTATTCTTTAAACGGAGCTTGGAAAAAAATTTGTAAATTTCCAGAAATGTTTGATGGGTGCGAAGTAGTCCATATTGAAGACCTTTAAAGCCTTCGAGAGTGTGATATTCAAAGTTTTTCTTGGTGATTACCTTGGCTATCGCATTCTAGAAGCCTTTAAAAAGCTTAACTTAACTAAAAACTATTAAAACAAAATGAAATTAAAAGCTCGAATTTATAAATGCCAAAGGTGTGGATATGAACAAATTCAAAAGACTAATCATAAAGGCAGAACCTATTCATATGATAGAGTAGGGAATTGTCCGAAATGTATGCCATACCAAAAATATATTTGGTTTGGAGGAAAAACTACATGGGAGTATGTAAAAGAAGTAAACTAAAAAGTATTAACTAAAACTACTAATAAACTATGAAAAAACAAGAAGCTAAAAAACTACTAAACGAATGGCAGTATGGGGATTCCCTGGATTCCTTATTACTTGCTTATAAATCAATATTTAAAACTGATCTTAAAAAGCGATTAGATTCTATTGATAATTCAACAGCAAAAGATGAAAGCTGTAACTGGGAACTAAATTTTTATGGATTCGGAAAACCTCAAGACCTTAAAAACTTATTAAAGTGATGATTACAAAAACAATCAAAGAAATTCCTTATTATAAAAAAATAAAAGGTGATGGGCCTCCAGAGGTTTCTTTTTTTGGATCTTATCCTAGCGATGATTACGAGGTTAAGTTTCGCAAGGTTTTAGAACTAAACGAAAATGGACGGATTACTTACCATAATTTACCAAAGAAATAACCATGAACATAGAAAACGAATTAGATAATATCTGGAAGGTTATTCATGAATTTGAATTTAGGATTGAAAACCAAAGAGCAGCAATCAAAAAGCATCAGGATGAGATTGATGACGCTAAAACAGCAATGCACTATCTTAGAGAAATCTTAGGATTAGAGAGTGAAGTAGAAAAGGCAAAGAGAGAGGAGAAGGAGGAGAGTAATGAGTAATCTAGATTATATTGAAATGCAGGATTTAACCGATCATTTTGAGGATTGGCTAAGAGACATTGAACATTCCCTGGATTATGATGTTAGCGATGCTGTAATGGCTAGCCTTATTAAAGATCTATGCGAAAGGGGAGTTATTAAATCATACACTTGGGATCAGAAAAACGGATTTAGCTTTGAAGTAAAGGAGGATTGGAAGAATGTCGTTAGTTATTAAAAACATAAAACCAACAGAAACAAGTTACTTTGATGCGGATTGGGCAGTAGATGATCCTTCTGAAATTAAATTTGATTTAACATTATTGGCGGAAAATATGGGATATCACGTTATAGGGATTTATAACGAGATTGGTAATCTTCCAAAAGGAGAATGCACTAGTGGAACTATGTTTCTTGAGCCTATAGAAAACTACTTAAAAAATTATCATTAATATGAAAACTAAACTAAAAAGAAAAAAACCAAAATTAAATAACTACAATGAGGTAGTCGAGAATGTACTAAATTCAATATCTAGACATTCTGGATTCTCCCCAGAAAGGATAAGAAGCGAAGGTGATCATCATACAGTGCAATGGCGAAGGTTAGCGATGTATGTTTTATCTACTCATTTCGATTGGCCTTTACGAAGTATTGGCGAAGCTTTTAATCAATCGAGCCAAACTTGTTATAATGGCACTAGGCAATTTGAAGAGCTTCTGGAGGGGGAGGAAACTAGTCACTATTATAGACCAGTAGTAAATAAGGTGATTGAGGATTTAGATCTTTAATTACCCTGGATTATAATATTATTATATTAGTTGACTAAAATAAAAACTAATTCACATTAAGCAATAGAGAGGATCAAATTGGGATTTTCAGCAGCAGGTTTATTTGGTAGTTTTCCTGCTCTTCCCTTTTTGATCCTTCTTTTTTTGTCAATTTGACAAGGTTACTATTGTAATATTTATTATAAATATATTTTTATTAAAAACTTACTACCAATAAATTAGAAAGGACTACCAAAACAATGACTACCAGAAAAAACGGCAATAAATTTTTAGCGGATTTTATGGTCAACAATACACGCTATCGGAAACAATTTAATTCTGAAATTGAGGCAAAAGAATATGAAACAAAGGTAAGAGCAAAGCTCCACAGAGGAGAACGAATTGATAGGGATGATAAAACATTAGAGCCTATGACGATTTCGCAAATGTTTGGCAAGGTAGTTTTAAATGTTTGGCAAGGTAAGGCAAACGAGCCAACAGCACTCCAACACATTTCTATGATTAAAAGGTTTTTTGGGCCAAACCGATTAGCTCATACGATAGACATCAATGACCTGGATAACTTCTATCTTCATTGCAAAGAGCTAGGTAACTCCCCTGCTACAATACGATTAAAGTTTGCGACGATTTCAAGAGCATTTGGTTTTGCTTTTTCGAGAAATTGGATTCCAAAAAAAGTTCTTATGCCAAAGCTTGAGAAGGTTAACAACGAGAGGAGTGTTTATTTCAGCGATGAGGAAGAGGCAGATATATTAGAGTACCTTGAGGAGATAGGCGAGCATTATTTTGCAGACTTTTTTATGTGGCAGATCGACACAGGCATGCGACCAAGTGAAGCCAGAAGAATAAGTGCTGACCAAGTAAGACATGATGATTACCTGGGTTACGTTGTGGAACTAAAAGCAGGTGAAACAAAAAACACAGAACCTCGTAAGATTCCTCTTACAAGACGAGCTTACATTGCTTATCGAAATCACTATAAAAAGGGAAAGATGTGGGAGCATTGGACAAAGGATCGAATCAGAACAGTTTGGGACAAGGTGAAGAAGGCACTAGGAAAAGAAAAAGACAGGAATTTTATTTTTTATCTTTGCAGACACACATGTGGTTCAAGACTTGTTCAAAGAACAGGTAACATTGCATTAACAAAGAAGTGGCTTGGACATAAAAGAATTGAACAGACTCTTAGGTATGCACATCTTAACGATCACAGTTTATTGAGTGGGTTAAAGGTACTAGAATTATGTTAGAACAATCTGATTTGAACAACGAGATGACCGAGATAGGTATTGGTCGCTTTTCTGCACAAAATGAAAGTGCAAGAAAGTACGATCAAAATTCTCGAAGTTCTGCAGGTCAACGATTAATGCGAAAGCTCCTTCCAGAATTTAACAGAAGGGTGATGGAACTTTTAAAACCAAAGAAGGGAAGACCAACAAGATGGCTAGTTGATCTTAAAGAGTATGATTCAAAGAAGATTGCATTTCTAACATTAAAAACAGTTCTCAACGGCATTCCATACAAGAAGACAATGGCTTCCATGAGCTACGCTGTAGGTAAAGCTATTGAGAATGAAATAAGATGTACATTCCTTGTTCGCACAAATAAAAGGGGGGAAGGAATCATAAAGGGAGCAAAGACGAGAAGCGGAGAAACTTCCACACTTCGACATATAAGGCTTTCGATGAAGCATGAGGAAGAAAAAAGAGGTATAGAAAACTTTGAGCCTTGGGCAAAGAGAGATAGGATTTCGTGTGGAACAGTTTTAATTGAACTCCTGCGAGTTTCTACAGATCTTATCGAGTATGTTTACATTCGAGAGAAGCAAAGAAAACGAGCAACAAGATATGTGACAGCTACAAAGATTACATTGGACTGGATTGAAAACTTTAATAATTACAGAGCATTGTTAGAACCATTTTGGATGCCCATGACTGAACCTCCTGATGATTGGAAAAATATTTGGGAAGGTGGTTATCGTACTGAGGGTACATCTCTTCCAAAGCTTCCATTTATAAAGACACCTGACAAAAAGTTTTTAAGAGAGATAGACAGCAGGGAGTTTAAGGTTCCAATGGAGGCAGCTAATTTAATTCAAAGAACACCCTGGGAAATAAATCAAAGGGTTTTGGATGTTGTAGAGTGGGCTTGGCGAAATAATGTGCCGATCGGTTCAACTATTGTTAGTCAAGAGGATGAAGAAAGACCTCCTTTTCCAGAGGATGCACATGAGAACAAGGAGATAAAAAAGCAGTGGAACCAAATGGCAGCAGGGGTTCACAAAAGAAACAGATCAACTAGATCTAAGAGAATACTTTGCGGAACCATTATACATCTAGCTAGAAAGTTTAAGGGAGAAAGATTTTGGACTCCTGTTAATACTTGCTTTCGTGGAAGGATTTATGCAATCCCTTCCTTTCTGAACGTGCAAGGTACTGATCTTACAAGAGGTCTGATGCAGTTTGAAAGAAGCGAGCGAGTTAGGAACAAGAAGGAAGCAAGATGGCTTGCAATTCATGGAGCAAACTGTTGGGGATATGACAAAGTCACTTTAGATGAACGTGAGCAATGGGCTTATGATAATGCTGAGATGATTATACGCATCTCAAACGATCCAACAATAAATACTGAATGGATGGATGCCGATGGAAATGGTTGTTTTCAGTTTCTTGCTTTTTGTTTTGAGTGGGCAGAGTTTTTACGTGAAGGAAAACTAAAGACCAAACTTCCCTGCCCGATGGATGCAACTAACAATGGTTTACAAATTTTATCAATACTAACTCGATGTGATTATGGATGTGTTGCAACTAATGTTATCCCAACAAACAAACCTGCCGATATTTATGATGTTGTTAGACTGCGAGTTGAGAGTTATTTACGTGAGGACGCAGCAAGCAATCATCCTTTTGCACAAACTTGGCTTGACTACGGAATATCCAGGAAGACAACAAAAAAGAGTGTGATGTGCTACTCCTACTCACTTACTATGTATTCAAACCGACAGTATATATTAGACTGGTTTGAGGATAAAATCCATGCAGACAGTTGTCCCTCACCTTTTGATTTATCTGAATACTACAAAGCTGTTCACTACCTCGCTGTTAAAGTCTGGGAAGCAATCGAGGAGATTTTAGATTTACCAAAGCAGTGTATGCATTGGTTCCAAGAAGTATGCAACATTGTTACAGCAGCCGAAAGACACCTTGAATGGAGGACTCCTTCTGGCTTCGTAGTAAAACAAGATTATAAAAAATTAAAAGAGAACAATGTAAAGACTTGGATTACAGGTGAAGCAGTGCATGTTCGTTTCACTGAGGATTCAGATAAGATTTCACCAAAGGCAATGATGCTTGGTGTAGCAGCTAATGTAGTCCACTCAATGGATGCTAGTCTTCTACACGATGTCACTGTAGCTGCGAACAAAGAAGGTATCTATGATTTCGCAATGATACACGACAGCTTTGGAACGCACTGTAAGCACAGCGATAAGTTAGCTAAAGTAATTCGTGAGCAAGCAGTAAAAATGTTTTCTCCTGACTTACTACTTGACTGGCTCAATCAAATAAAAAAGCAGAATCCTGATTTAGATTTTCCTGATCCTCCAAACTATGGTGAAGCTGACATTTCGCTCATTAAGGACAGTGACTATTTCTTTTCCTAATCATTGAAAAGGAAACAAAAAAAAACAAATAACCAAAGGTATAAAAAACATAAAATGAAAAGTATAAAACTAACAACGCCAATAGGGAAGGCCATCTATCCCAAATTTCAACCAGACTATTACTTTGCAAAAAAGCATGGTGAATATAGTTGCAAGCTACATGTATCCAAGGAGGACTTTGAAGCATTTTCAAAGCAGGTGGATGAGCATGTAGAAAAGGCTTATGAAGCTGAGTGTGACAAGCAAGGTAAAAAGGTTCGTAGAGCAGTCCAGATTCCTTTGAAGATAACGGAGGAAGGTGATTACGAAATCAGAACAAAGCAACCTGCAAAGGTAGAAACATCTAAGGGTGACATAGAGTTCTCAGTGGCTCTTTATGACAGCAAGGGACAGAAACTTTCGCCTGACACAAATGTAGGAAGTGGTTCTCTCGTGCGTTGTAATGTTGAACTTTCAACATGGTTTGTTTCATCCCTTGGATTTGGGTACACGCTCAGACTCAAGGCAGGACAAATCATAGAACTTGTTGAATACAGTGGAGGTAAAAAAGATGAAGGGTTTAGTTCGGTTGATGGGGGTTATATTGCAGAAGAAGAGTATAATGAAGAAAGCACAGAAGATAATCAAGCACAGTCGGCAGAGGTTCCGTTCTAAGTTTGAAAGAGACACAGCCCTCTCCCTGCGAAGGGAGGGGGTAGACTTTGAATACGAAACTATGAAGATTAAATTTAAACGCCTTTGCGTCTATACTCCTGACTTCATTTTTCCTAACGGAGTAATAATTGAAGCCAAGGGATACTTTAAGCCAGAAGATAGGACTAAGCATTTGCTCATCAAATCTCAAACGGAACATTCGATTAGATTCTTGTTCCAGAATGCATATAACACGCTATCAAAAAACAGTAAAACTACCTATGCAGATTGGTGTGATCGTTATGGTTTTTTGTGGTGTCACAGAAAGATACCAACGGAATGGACACAACCTTTGTAGAAACTGGTTTACCTTGCCCTCAGTGTGGGAGCAGCGATGCTCTTGCAGTCAATGAAGATGGAAGCTCAAAGTGTTTTAGCTGTGGCACGTTTGACCCTATTGGAAACAGCGAAAGAATTTATGATAAAGACATGACAAAAAAAACTACCGAAAAATTAAACCCAAATGGTTTCCTAAGAGGAGAAGCTCTACCTATTGCACCAAGGGGAATACATTTAGATACTTGTAAGAAGTACTCATACCATGTTGGAAAAGATGAGTATGGAAATACAGTTCACATTGCTAACTACTACAACAATGACGGAGGACTTATAGGACAAAAGCTTAGAGATGCTGATAAAGATTTTCATGTTAAGGGAAAAGTGCATGATACTTTTTTTGGTCAGCACCTTTGGAAGACTGGAGCAAACAACAAGCTACTGGTTTGTGAGGGCGAAATTGATGTACTTACAATGTCACAATTACAACAAAACAAGTACCCTGTGGTTGGTATAGGTGGAGCATCATCAGCAAAATCATTATTCAAGAAGCAGCTAAAGTGGCTTGATAGTTTTGAAAGAGTTGTCTTAATGTTTGACGAAGACGAAGCAGGACGAAAAGCAGTTGAAGATGTAGTTAGCATACTCCCTCCTGGTAAAGCTTATGTTGCTAGACTTAACGGAAAAGATCCTAATGAGTTACTAATGAAAGGCAGAGGAGAGGACGCAGTTAAATCTTTTTGGGATGCAGAGAAGTGGAGTCCTGTAAGTATTATTGATAGCAGTTCTTTGTTTGATAAAATATCACAAGCCAAAGTAAATGACTCAATACGCTATCCTTTTTCGTGTCTTAATAATTTAACAAGGGGTCTTCGTAAATCTGAGATAGTAACTTTAGCAGCAGGAAGTGGTATAGGAAAAAGTCAAGTTTGTAGGCAGATAGCTCACCATATACTTACGACTACTGAAAGCAAGGTTGGATATATCGCTCTTGAAGAGTCAGTAGAAAGGACAGCACAAGGTATACTTGGAATAGAACTAAAGAAGCTTTTGCATCTCGATAATTTTGAAGTGGATGAAGAGTACAGAAAAGGTTTTGAAAGAACCTTGGGAACTAAGAGATTATTTTTCTATGACCATTGGGGAAGCCTAGATCCTGACAAGATTATTTCTGATGTACGTTTCATGGCTCAAGCAATGGATATAGAGTACGTCGTGTTAGATCACGTAAGCTTAGTTGTAAGTGGTCTAACAGACAGTGAATTAGGATCGGAACGTAGAGCATTAGATGTTATTATGACTAGACTGCGTTCGCTAGTTGAGGAAACTGGAATAGCTCTTATACTTGTTAGTCATTTAAAAAGACCAGAGGGCAAGGGACACGAAGAGGGAGCGACAGTAAGTCTTGCACATCTTAGGTCATCGGCCTCCATTGCACAGCTTTCGGATATTGTTTGCGGGCTTGAAAGAAGTCAGCAACATCCAGACCCAGACAAGGCACATTTAACGACACTTAGAGTTTTAAAGAACCGATTTAGCGGAGAGACAGGAGTAGCAGGACATATTTACTACGACAAGGAAACAGGAATACTGTCAGATGCAGATCATGAAAACCCCTTTTAACGATGTGGATACTACCAAAGAAACTATTAACCATCTTTCGCTCTGCTCTGGATACGAAGGTATCGGACTCGGACTTAGAAGAATCTTCAAAAATATTAGAGAGATCGCTATGGTGGAGAGGGAAGCCTACGCCATTTCGTGTTTGGTTAAAGAGATGGAAAAAGGTAGACTGGATCAAGCAGCTATTTGGTCGGATATTCGTACCTTCCCATACCGAAAGTTTCGAGGACTGGTACACATCCTCAGTGGAGGTTTCCCCTGTCAGCCCTTTAGCAATACTGGACTTCGCAAGTCAGACCGAGACGAGCGACACATCTATCCCTTCATCGAACATGGAATTAGAGAATGCAGACCTTCCATTGTTTTCCTGGAAAATGTCGAAGGCATCATCACAACAAAAACAAGTGAAGGAGAACCTGTTCTCAGATATGTCCTCAGAGGCTTGGAGTCGTTGGGTTACATCTGCGAGGCAGGAATATTCTCAGCGAGCGAAGTTGGCGGAGGACACCAGAGAAAGAGAGTATTTATTATGGGCTACTCCAACAGCGAGGGACTGGAAGGATGGGACGGCAAAAGCTTGCAAGAACTCACCAGTCAATTCACTTCTGGGGAGACAAATACACCACGCAAAGTACCTGCCCCAATCAACGAACCTCAATACCTTTGGGAAAGACCACGAACTGCATCAATTAAATCCTGCGTGGACGGAGCAGCTTATGGAGTTGCCGACAGGGTGGACAGAACTCGTCTCTTGGGGAACGGAGTATTCCCACAAACAGCAGAACTAGCCTTTAGAATCCTCTCAAAAAAATTAATAGAAAGAATAAAATAATATGCAATACAAATATAGATTCGTCATAGCTGACATAGAAACAAACGCCATTGAAAACTTCACAACTCTTGATTGTCCCATAAAGTTCCATTGTATCTCCATACTTGATACTGACACACTTGAAATGCACGAGTTCAATACAGATAGAGGAAACATTGAAGAAGGTATTAAAATGCTAGAGCAGTCCAGATACGTTTGTGGACACAACTTTATAGGGTTTGATGCTCCCTGCATTGAAAAGGTTTACGGAGTTAAGTTGAATGTAATCGTTGATACCATGCTCATGAGTAAGTTTTTTTGTCGTGACATCGCTATTACTGATAAGAAACGTGAAAACTTTCCTTCGGCTCTTGTAGGTAAACATAAACTGGAAGCTTGGGGTTGGAGACTTGGAAACTTTAAAGGTGAGTATGCAAAGCAAGAAGGAGCTTGGGATACTTTTAATCCTGAGATGCAACAGTACTGCTCCCAAGACGTAAAACTTACTTTTGATTTATACAAACACCTCATCAAAAACAGTGTGTCACGAAACGCATTGGAACTAGAACACAGTTTTGCAAGACTGATAAGAACACAAGAGCTAAATGGTTTTCCTTTTGACGTAGAGAAGGCAGAGCAGCTTGCAAAAAAACTTTCTGTACGCAGGGTGCAGATTGAGAAAGAGATGCAAGAAATCTTTCCTCCAAAGGTTGAGAAGATGAGAAGTGTCACTGGATGGAAGGTAGAAGTAGAGGGGATTGAATACACAGGAGAGACTAAGATCGCACTAAGGATGCAACTAAAGAAGGCAGGTTTGAAACAGAACATATCTGATCTTGCAGAGAAGATGGGAAACAAAGTCAGGACTACTCCCTTCAATCCTGGATCTAGAGATCAGATAGCAGAAAGACTTATGGAACAAGGTTGGGTTCCAAAAGCATACGAAGGCAAAAGACCTGAGATAAACGAGACAGTTTTAAAACAGATAAATACAAAGGAGTCACTGAAGATACTTGAATATCTGTTAGTGCAAAAGAGACTTGGCATGTTGGCTGAAGGAAAAAACTCTTGGCTTGGATGCGTTACAAAGAAAGGAAGGATACATGGAACTGTTAGTACTGTTGGAACAATCTCTGGCAGGTGTTCGGCATCTCGTCCTAACCTTCAACAAATTCCTTCGGTTCGTGCTGAGTATGGCAAGGAGTGCAGAGAAATGTTCAAAGCACCAAAGGGAAAAGTTCTATGCGGAGCCGATGCGTCTTCTCTCGAATTAAGATGTCTTGCTTCGTACCTTTATCAATTTGATAGTGGTAAGTTTGCAAGAGAAATACTTGAAGGTGACATCCATCAGGTGAATGCAGACATACTTGGTATAGATAGAAGTGATGCCAAGACCTTCATATATAGCCTTATATACGGAGCTTCAAATCAAAGACTTGGCGAAGCTGTTGGCAAAGGAATGAAGGAAGGAAAGAGACTTCGAGACACATTCATGTCAAAGATTCCTGCCTTTAAAAAATTACTCACTGCTATTGAAAGGTCGGCAGAGACTAACGGACACATAAAAGGAATTGATGGAAGGATTATAGAGATGAGATCAAAGCACTCTCTCCTTAACTTCCTCCTCCAAAGTTGTGGAGCCATAATAATGAAACAATCACTGGTCGAGTTTGCTAAACTTGCAAAGCACCCCTATGAAATGCATGCAAATGTACATGACGAAGTTCAGTTCTCTTGTCTCGAAGAACACGCACAGGACTTAGGACAAACTTATGTAGCTGCAATAATTCAAGCAGGGAAAGTTTTAGATATTAAATGTCCCTTGGATGGTGATTTTAAAATTGGAAACAACTGGGCAGATACACACTAATAATTATGAACAAAAGAATAGCAGCAATAGATGGAGATATGATTGTCTACCGAGCAGGGTTTGCTTCGGAGCAGGAGATAAAATGGGAAGATGATATATGGACACTTCACAGTTCTGAGGCAGACATGAAAGTGATTGTACAAGATATGATCGATTACTCAGTTGACCAAACAAAGTCAGACGATTATGTCATGGTATTTTCGGATGCTCGTAACTTTCGTTACAACGTCTTTCCTGATTACAAGGCAAACAGAAAGAACAAAAGAAAACCTCTTGGTATTGCTTCAATAACTCAGTGGGCTTTTGAAAACCACAACGGAGTACGCAAACATAACCTGGAAGCAGACGATGTGATAGGCATGCTTTGTTGCTCCAACGACAACTATGTTGCTGTCAGTGGAGACAAGGACTTCGGCACTCTTGATTGTGAGTGGTTTAACTTTCTTACCGCAGAGACAAGTTACACAACAACTGAAGAAGCAGATTACAATCACCTTGCACAAACCCTTTCTGGAGATACAGTCGATGGTTTTTCGGGAGCCAAGGGTATTGGAAGTGTGACAGCAAACAAACTATTAGATAAGCATGGAGCTACTTGGCAGACAGTAGTTGATGCTTATGAATCCAAAGGGCAGACAGAAGAAGATGCTTTGATGAATGCAAGGTTGTCTTACATCCTAAGAAGTCCAAAAGAATATAACGAAAAAGAAGGAGAAATAAGACTATGGACACCAACGAAAAAATAAACGAACTTCCTGATAGCGGAGAACGTACTGAATTTGAAACAGGATCGGTGAGAGATTCTATGAAAGGTAAAGGTTTTCCTAACCAACTGCCCATCGCTGCTTTGAAGGCAGCCAGTAAAAGGTTTGAAGATGGAGCTTACAAGTATGGTTCACGCAACTGGGAGAAGGGTCAGTTTTTCAGTAGATACATTGATGCTATTTATCGACACCTTTGGGCTTATATGGAAGGATTTGAAGATGAAGATCACCTCAGTGCCGTGATCTGGAATGCTATGTGTTTATATCAAACGGATGAGTGGGTTAAGGAGGGTAAGCTACCTGACAAATTAAGGGATATTTAATTCTGTTACATATATAATAAAACCCCCTCATCAACTTTACATGGCTCAAAGGAAAAGAATAAGGCTAACTTCCAAACATAAATCCCCCTCTGGTGGGTTGAGTGCAGCAGGAAGAAGAGCAGCCAAACGACAGGGAAGTAATCTTAAACCTCCTGTATCTGCCAAGCAAGCTAAAAAAAGTAAAAAGGCAGCAAATAGAAGAAAGTCTTTTTGTGCCAGAATGAAAGGGATGAAAAGAAGATTGACCTCTGCAAAAACAGCCAGAGATCCTAACTCAAGAATAAATAAAGCACTTAGAAAGTGGGACTGTTAAATAAAACAAATGAGCTTATATAGAAATATCCACGCCAAACGTAAAAGAATTAAACAAGGAAGCGGAGAAAAAATGAGAAAAGTAGGAAGCAAGGGAGCACCAACAGCCAAGAATTTTAAAGATGCTGCTAAGACTGCTAAGAAGAAAAGTAGTCGTAGTAAGCTTAAAATAAAGAAGGGGTATTAACCAACACATGGATAACAAATCTTTTCCTTTTGTATCCAACGAACTTGTCAAAGAACTTGACGAGATATTTCCCCCAAAAGAATTTAGCCCGAAGGATAATCTACGAGATATGGACTATTACTTCGGACAACGTAATATTGTAAACTTTCTGCGAGCAAAAAACGCAGAACAAAACGAGAACATTTTAACAAACGAGTAAATAGAATATGTGCCTATCAAGACCAAAAATGCCTAGTGCATCCGCAGTAATGCAAGCTCCTCCACTTCCTCCTCCTCCTCCAACAGAGACAGCAGATGAAGTTATCAACAAAGCAGATAAGAAAAGGAGAATGAGAAAAAGAAGAGGTACTGATAGCCTTAAAATTAGAAGAGCAACAACTTCTGTATCAACCCCACAGTCGGGTGCAGGAACCTATATATAATTTATTTAAAAAAGAGAAAATAAAAAATCATGGACGTAACAAATATTAATTTAAATATTACTGGAGTAACAGGAGCCACACTAGATAGTGATGGTAATGGTACTCTTAATGCATCGAGTACACCTGCTTTAAGTAACCTTAATGGAGGTGATTACTGTTTCCTCGCAAGCGGTACTTTTGGTTCTGGACGTACACTTACTTTGCAGCACAAAGTAGGAGATGCCTTTGTAACCATTGGGCCTGACACAGTTCTCACCGCACCAGGAGGATGTGTATTTACATCTTCACAAAGTGAGATACAGCTTGTTGTTTCTGGAGGGTCTGGAGATAGTTCGGACAATCTTTACGTAGCAATCTCACCTGTTGATTAATTAAATAATTTTAATTTTATATGGCTTCTACAAGAAAGCTAACCAAATCACTCACCCGATCTCTTACGAGAAAGTTGACAGGCGATGAACTTCAGCAACTTTTTCTTGAGAAGTTTAAGCTGACTTTGGGGAGTGAGTTGATTGCTAATGGAACTTTTGATGACGATATAAGTAATTGGACTCAAATGACAGGAGCAACTATTGCATATTCAAATGGAACTATAAATGTCCAAACAACAAATTATATTGGAGCGCAGCAGTTTGTAGATGTATCTCAAAACACAGCCTATAGAATTACTTTTGATGTTGTGTCTACTACGACAAGCACGGGAAGAATTTATATAGGAACCTCAAGCGATAAGGACGCTTATGGCAATCATACTGGACTAGCAGTTGGGACGCATACTTTTGATGTAACAACCATCAATAACTCATCTATTCAACTCCGCTTATCTACTGCCGATGCTTCTGGAAATGTAAATTTCGACAACGTATCCGTCAAAGAGATCATCAAGCAAGCCCCACTAGCAGCCTTTTCTCTTCGTAAGCTCGGCAACGTTTCTCCGTACGCTTGTAGAATTAGAAGAAGCTCGGACAACACCGAGGCACAAGTGATGTTTGATGCTAGTGATAGAGTGAGTGAGTCTTCGGTTGTGAGAAATACTTCACAGAATTTACTCTCCTTCAGTGAGCAGTTAAACAATTCAGCGTGGTCAAACAATCAAGGAGGCACAGCTACTCTCTCAACTATAACTGATCCATTTGGTGGTACTAATTCTTATGAGGTTTCTGGAGGCTCGGAGACTTATGGAGGAATTTACGACACGATTACAGGTCTGTTAACAACTGGGAAAAATTACGTCTACTCAATATATCTTAAAAAAGGAACGAGTACAAAGTCAAAAATAAGTTATTACGATAGCACGTCTCCTGCAACCAACCTTCGTTTGACTATTGATTGGGCTTCTGATGGTGAAGGAACTATAAACACAGGGGAAACAAGTACAGCGGATCTTATCGCCACTTCTTTTGAAGAGATTGGCACTGATGGTTGGTACAGAGCTTCAATCGCCTTCACCGCTGTTGATACTAACGATGTTCAAACGCTGACCATAGAGCCTGATCGAACTGGAAACGGAAATACAGTTCTTGCGTTTGGTGCGCAGCTTGAGGAAGCAACCAATTACTTCAATGAAGGTACTCAAATTATAAACGATACCTTTTCAAGCAACTCAGGGTGGACTGTAAATGTGGGATCAGGTATTAACAGCACTGTTGCTATCGAAGATAATTCTCTCAAATTTAACGTAATAGACAATGGGTACGTTAGAGCCACTAAAGCTATAACTTACGATGAAAATAAATACTACATTTTGACAGCTACAGTTAATGGCACAGCAGGAAAGGCCATGCGATTCCGAGACGATTCTGGAGACTTAGGAGGCTTAACTGATGGATTTGACCCTCCTACTGGAGCAGGAGGCAAAGTTTCTGGCATAGTTACGATGACTGGAAGCCCTCAACAAGTCTCGTTCACTTGGATACCTACTGCTCAATCCGATGAAATAATCATAGAACGTCATTCGTCTGGCACTTATGAATTCACTGTCGATGATTTATTAATTAAAGAATACGACCCTCTTTATCAAGATGATTTCACAACCGACACTTCATGGAACACAAGCCAAAGCGGTAGTAGTACAGTCACAATCCCTTCAAATGGCAAAGCTCTACTTACAGTAGCTAATACAAACCCCAATTACGCCAGTATGTCCAAAAGTCTTACTTACGATGAGGGAAGCAGGTACAGAGTAACGGCAACTATAAAAGGGACTTCGGGTAAAACAGTTCGTTTCCGTGATACTTTTAATACTGGAGGAGGGCTACAAGCCAACGCTACAGGAACACAAACAGAAGGAAGGGTAACTTTAAATGGTTCAGACCAAAGTATCTCACTTGATTTTACTGCTACATCAGCTTCGGATAAAATTATTTTTGAGCGAGATGCCTTTGCAGTTGGAACCTGTACAATAGATAATTTAATTATTCAAAAATTAATCCCGTCAACAAGCGAATACATCAGCACCCCTGTAGTGTCCAATGATGGACTTCAATTTGTAGAATCTGACCTGGACAGCTTCGTTGGCGGTGAGAACCATTTGCCTAGATCACAAGACTTTGATAATTGGAATGAAGTAGGAGGCAGTCAAACCATAGTAGAAAATCATGTAAATCACTTAGGCGAATCAACTGCTTCACTAATAACTACAACCACTACTGGAGCTAGAATTGAAAAGGTTATCTCAATAGTTGCAGGGCAAACTTATGTTGCTTCTGTTTGGGTAAAACGATATAACAGTTCTCGTTTTGAGATGTATGTCCTTCAAGGTGGGCCAAGCTATGCACCGCAGGGTTACATTAGAGCCAACATTAGTTCTTCCGATGGGAGTCTAAGCACTCACGAAAACCACAGCAACACAAGCGAAATCACCTACACTGATTTTGGAGAAGGATGGTATCGAGCGAGCTTTAAATTTACTGCAACTTCCGATGACAATTCCGCTGTCTTTAGGTTGAGGGCAGGGGCAAATAATGACGGCAATGCAGACCTTGACGCAAATAAGGGAGCCTATTTCTTTGGCGCACAACTCAATAAAGATTCGCTGAAAGATTATCAAAAAACAGAGGCTACAGCAAGAGAC